GCGCGCGTACATCGAAGGGTGGCCGTACACCAGCGCCGGCATGACCGCGAGCCAGAAGACGACATACGCCGCGAAGGTGAGGGCGCTGAACATCTGGGACACGCTTGCTGACCCGGATTCGATCTACTACCCCCGTGCGGACATGTATTTCGACACCCTGCACGAAGCGGCTGGCGGGGCATGCACCATTGGCCGGACTGTCGGCCCTGCGCTGGCGCAGTTGTTCGCGCGCGGCGGCTGGACTGCGCGTGACGCCATGATCGCCACCGACGCGGAGTCGATCAATCCTGGCTGGCAGATGACCGGCAGCGTCGCCATCACGGCCACCAACGGCGAGACGGCCGGCGCAGGCGGCGCCAACATGGACGGCCAGGGCGGCACGTCCGTGACTGGCGTACTGCCGACCAACTGGCTGCTGATCCGGCCGAGCACTGCTGCAATCCTCAACGCGGCCCAGCCTGTCGGCACCAAGCGCCTCAACGTCGTGGCGTCCAAGACGCTGGACAAATTCGGCAACGACGCGGTGCGGCTGCGCATCACCGGCAACTCCAACACCGACCTGTGGACGCTGCGGCTCTACCAGGCCAACCGCACGGTCACCCAGGCGCAGCTTGCGAACCTCAACGCAGGGACTGGCGTTGCAGACGGCGACTCGATCCGCTCTGTGTCGCGGGTGCTGGTGCCGGCGGGCAGCAAAGGGCTGCTGGGCCTGGGGCCGGACTTCTACCTCCAGACCGGCACGTACCCCTCCAGCGGCTACACCTTCGCAACCGGGGCGACCAGCAACTACACCAAGCACCTCAACGGCGCGGGCCTGCTGGACATGACCGTCCTGTCCCAGCCGCAGGTGCTGCCTGCCGGTTTCGTAGCGTCCGCCAGCAGCGGCGGCGCCACGATCCAACACTACTACCTGATCCACATCGGCGGCGGCGAAATCTACGTGGACATCACGATCAGCGGGCTCGGCCTGGTGAAAAACCGCTGATCCCATCCCCTGCCGGTAACCACAGGAACCCTTCTCACCCGCGCGCCGCGGCTCTGCGCAACTCCACCACTACGCAACAGCAGGAGTAAATCATCATGGCAAATCAGATTGGCGTTTCCATTCACGGCCGGCGATTCGGGCTTGGTGTCGCGGAGACTGGCGTTTCTCGCCCTGGCCTGGTCCTCAACCATCCCGGCACGAACGACCAGACCCTGCTTGGTCACTCCGTCGTCAAGACGATCACATCGGCCCAGCTGCTGGCGCTCAACGCCACGCCTCAGACCATCATCGCAGCCCCAGATACCGGCATCGCCATCATCCCGCTGCGCATGATGATCTACAAGCCGGCAGGCACCGCCTACAGCGGCATCGCATCCGGTGAAGATCTGGTTTTGAAGTACACCAACGGCTCCGGTTCCCAGTGCTCCAGCGTGGTGGAGACGACCGGCTTCCTGGACCAGACCACTGCGCAAACCCGCGTTGTTGGCATGCCTGGATCGGTCACAACCACGGCCGGCGACTATGCCCCTGTGGCTGCTGCTGCTGTCGTGCTGCACCTGCTGACTGGCGAAATCACGACCGGCGACTCGCCGCTGTACGTGCGGGTCTGGTACGACCTTGCGCCGACCGTCTTCACCAGCTAATCCCGAGTGGACCTCAAAGACGTTCTCGCTGCGTTGAATGGCCTCCCTGCTGCAGAGCGGGAGGCCATTGCGCGTGAGGCGCTGGAGGCTACGAAGGACATGACGTTCGTACCGTCGCCGGGTCCGCAGACAGCCGCCTACTTCAGTGCGGCTGACATCCTGCTCTACGGCGGAGAACCGGGCGGCGGAAAAACGGCCCTGGGTGTAGGCCTTGCCCTGAACGAGCATCGCCGCGCTCTGCTAGTTCGCAAGAATTTCGTCGACCTGGACGGCGTGCTCCACGCGCTGGACAATATCGTCGGGAAGCCAAACTGTGCCAAGGGCGGCAACCGCCCGTACTACGAAACGCCAGATTCTCGCCTGCTCGACTTCATGGGCATGGGCGACAACATTGACGGTAAGCAGGGCAATCCGCATGACCTCATCTATGTGGACGAGGCCGCGCAGATCGCGGAGCAGGGCTTCCGCATGCTTCTTGGATGGCTCCGCACCACCGTGGAAGGACAGCGAACGCGCGTAGTTCTCGGAAGCAATCCGCCACTCGACTCGACCGGCGACTGGCTCGTGGACTACTTCGGGCCCTGGCTCGATGATCGTCACCCGAACCCAGCGGCAGACGGCGAACTCCGCTGGTTCCTCCCGAACGAGGATGACGACGGATTCCATGAGTGCGCCGAGGGCGACACCATCATTCTTCATGGGGTCGAGGTCAAGGCGCATAGCAGGACCTTCATCCGCTCCAAGGTCTCGGACAACCCGTTCCTTGACCCTGCCGAGTACAGCAAGGCGATGTCCAATCTACCCAAGGAGATGCGCGACCGGCTCATGTCGGGGAACTTCATGGCGGCCCGGGAAGACCCGCAGTGGCAGGCCATCCCGTCAGAGTGGGTGCGAGCGGCCCAAGCCCGATGGACCGAGCAGGCGCCCATCGGCGTCCCCCTGTGCGCAATGGGGGTAGACGTGGCCCAGGGAGGAAGCGACAACACCGTCATTGCGCGCCGGCACGATGGCTGGTTCGCCCCATTGATTGTGGAGGAGGGGAAGAAGACGCCAGGAGGCACAGACGTTGCGGCCCTGGTTCTCAAGCACCGCCACGACGACGCGAAGGTCATCATCGACATCGGCGGCGGATGGGGTGGCGATGCCCACGGCCATCTGATGAAGAACCATGTCGACTCGATACCGTACATGGGCGTGCGCAAAAGCGTGCGGCGCACGGCCGACAACCAGCTGACCTTCACGAACATCCGCACCGAGGCGTACTGGCGATTCCGCGAGGCGCTTGATCCAGATCAGCGTGGCGGATCACGCATCGCACTACCACCTGACCGCGTGCTGATGTCTGATCTAACCTCGCCAAGCTACAAGATCACGTCACAAGGCATCGAGATTGAGCCAAAGGACAAACTCGTAGCCCGCATCAAGCGCTCTACGGACCGCGGAGACGCCGTAGTGATGGCATGGTTTTCTGGCGCGAAAATGGAAAGCGACTGGAGCAGCTGGCCAGCCAGCCAAGGCGGCCGGCGCATGGCACCGAAAGTAAACCTTGGCCATACGGCCGCACGGAGGAAAAGATGACCGGGCTCGTCAAAAAGTTCAACAACACCTTCATGACCGGCGACAACTTCCTTTCGAAGTCGTGGCGTCGTTTCGGTGATCCGTTGATGGCAAAGGCGCTGGGCAAGACCGAGACTCCGACGCTGGAATCGCCGACCGTCATGCCGACGTCTGATGACGAAGCGGTGAAGGCCGCGCGTCGACGGCAGATTGCGGAGGTGCAGGCTCGATCTGGCCGCGCGTCGACCATCCTTTCGCAGACTGACCAGTTGGGCGGCTGACATGAGCATGCAAGCTCACATCAAGGCGTTGATCGATCAGGGGGATTCCCTGTTCGGCAAGCGTGGGTCATTGCTCAGCCTGTGGCAGGAGCTGGGGCGGCACTTCTACCCGGAGCGCGCGAGCTTCACCGAGACCATCTACGTCGGCGAAGAGTTCGCCACGGACCTGACCACGAGCTACCCGCTGCTGTGCCGCCGAGAGTTGGGGAACACCTTCGGCTCAATGCTGCGCCCGTCCGACATCGACTGGTTCAAGCAGACCGTTGAGGGCGTGACGGACCACGAGTCCAAGGCCTGGCTGGAGTGGGCCACCAAGACGCAGAAGCGCGCCATGTATGACCGTCGCGCGCAGTTTGTTCGCGCCACCAAGGAAGGCGATCACGACTATGCCGCCTTCGGACAGTGCGTCGTCACGGTGGAGGTGCAGAGCAAAGACAACTGGAAGGGCCTGCTGTACCGCTGCTGGCATCTGCGTGATGTTGCTTGGGCCGAGGGCATGGATGGGTCTGTCGAGTGCGTGCATCACAAGATGCCGATGACGGTCTACAACATCCGCCGCCAGTTCGGCGAGAAGGCGCTTTCCGAGTCCATGCGCCGCAAGCTGGCGAAGGACCCGCACTGCGAGATTCAGCTTCGCCGC